ATGGTGAACACAAAATAGGCCACAAAGATGGCTATAAGGGCCATAGGACGAATATTTTTAGACAGCCAAGAGTCTGACCCCATGTCAGCTTTCCAGCGGTCTGAGATGTTTTCTTGCTCTACCTCAAACAGCTTGGTGTCGTTGGCCATCTTGGCTAGTTCACCATCTTGCGCTAACTTGGCCAACTCCAATTGCGCTTTGGCTTTGGCCTCTGGGTCTGGGATCAGCTTGTCAATCAGCTTGCCGCCCACGTTTAGAAGTGCATCTAGTCCGAGCATTGCTTACCCTTTCAGGTCAAAACTTAGATTTGGGTGGCGCGGGTACTGCACAACACGCTCACCCTCGGGGCATTTGTATTTGATCGTTGCCAACAGGGTAGCCTTGCCATCAGCAATTTTTTCTTTCTGCACCATCGTAAGCTGGTAAGTGAAGGTGTCAATCTCTGGCCCTGCTGGGCCGCTAAACTTGCTGGCCGTGGTGGTTGCTGCGTGAACCATCCCCGCAGCATCTCGAATGCTAGGTGTAAAACTCTCAACAGAACAGTCATCGCGTTTTTTGATTCGCGCAACAGTGACGTTGATAGGCTGGCCAGCTTCTGCCGTGATCTTAAAGTTCTCAGGCGACCACTCAATGATCGCCCTGTCAAACCAGCCGAACTTGTCGGCCAATGTGTAACTGCCGCCAAGTGCTGCAACACTGGCGGCAACCGCGCCAATAGCCTTGGTTACGTCAATCATTTGTCAACCTTGTTGTCTAGTTTGTCAAAGATCTTGCCTAGCATTTCTTTAACGTCGCGCATGTCAGCACGGTAATCATCGCGTGTGACGTAGTTAAGCGGCATAGCACGAACGTCTGTGTCCAAGCGCTCCAGTGATCGGTAGATGTTGTTCAGCACCCAGCCACCTAAGAACCCTGCAAGACTGACCGCAATGTTAAATAAAACTTGGGTGTCCATTATTTGTTGGCCATGCCGGTTAGGTCAATTTTAGGAACCAACGCATTGCGATTTTGCTGTTTTGGAGCCAACTGGTTTGGCTGCTTTAAAGATTCTTTAAGTTGTTTTTTGTATTGCAGTCCACGCGCAAACTCGGCAGCCGTTTGAGTGCCAGGTATCTTAACTGGCAAATTTTGCAAGGCTTCAAGGCCACGCAAAACAGCGCCAGCCGTGTTTGGGTAGTTAACCGCGCCTGGCTCTTTGACCATTACATCGTTAATGCTTTTTTTCAAATCAAGAAGCGTATCTGCGCCGGATTTGCCAAACATGTAACTAAGTTTGTCTTCTCGATCAAGTTGGGTAACAAACTTATTGAACTTGTCTAAAACAATTTTGTCAGTTTCATCATCAGATTTTTTAAGCAACAAATCTTTCATTCGTTGCAAGGTATAGCCTGTTAATTCTTTGTAAGCCTGTTGACCTTCTTTGCCGCCTTTTTTAAGCAATTGGGTTACGGTTCTCATTTCTTCCAATGAACCATCAACCACAATATGGTCATAAACATTATCAAGAGCCACTTTTCGATCTGTTTTTCCAGCTTTTGTGCTTAACAAATCATCAACTCTTTTGACGTTTTCAAAATCTTTAGCTAACTGCTTTCGTTCCATTCTGGCTGCGCGATACAAATTACCACCAGCGCCTTCTGTCATGTCATTGATAACGCCTTTGACTTGACCCATAAATGTTGCAGCAGATGGATTGCCCTCTGCTAAATTACCAGCAGATTTGTAAATGTTTTCCAAATCATCAATTGATATTTGATTGCCAGTTATCTTTTTAAGTGCATCTAATTTTGCGCCAATGGTTTGTATTTGCGGTACAGAAATAGCTTCTGGCGCGTTGTCAGCCAACCATTGTTCTAGTTTGGCAGTGTCAACAATTTGTTTTGTTTCGCCAGACGCTCTTGCCGCTTCATAAGCATCATCAACTTTTTGAAGTTTGGCTTGATATTGTTTTACCAATTGTTTATCAATAATATTGCCAATTGCGCGAGGGGCACTGCGATCAATATTTTTTCCTTCTGGGCCGACAACTTGATTTGTCATCCGTTCAAATTCGCTAAGAATGTCTTGTCTTTGGCCAACTTTAAACGCACCAAGTTCTCTACCCAATTTAGCTTTAACATCTTCAGACACGCCAGGCAACGCGCCACGTTGAACATCTGACTCAAACTGTTGTTTTTGTAAATTCTTTTCACGTTCACCAGCTGTAGCACGAATACCAAATTGCTCCAACCGTTGCTGACGCATCAAATCTTCAGCCGTACTGGCCGCACCCATGCCAACCATGCTAGGTTGTTCGCGTGTCATCACATTGGCCAAGGCATTGCGCACTGGTGCGGTTGCTTGAGTGACAATAGGACGAGCCATTGCACCGGCTTGCATCATGGCCGCAGGAGCCAAAGCGTTAAGGCTTGTGCCAACTGATCCAAGTGTTGGCGGCAAAGCATTTGTAACTGGCTGTAAGAACTCACCAACAGCGCCCAAGGCTTCTCTAGCCGTCTGTGTGCGTGGCTGATATTGCACAGCTTTCATGGCTTCTTGGCCAGCGCGGATGCCTTCTTGAGTGCCGTATTTGCCACTGGCCAAAGTGCCAGCAATGCCAACAATAGGTGCAATAGCACCGCCGGCCAAGGTAGCGCCAAGCGCCAATGGCGTTTCAATTACGCCCATGATGCGGTCACGCATAGACACTTCTGGTGGCTTGACACTAGTTACAACATTTTCAGCGCCAGGGATTGCAGTGGCCGCGCCTAGCCCGATGGTCTTATAAAAGTCCATCTTAGGCATCTTTGCATAAAACTTTTCATGCAAAGAATCAGCCAGCTTTATATCTGGCACTTCATCATATTGAGGAAACTGTGCGCGAAACTCTGCAAGTGTGGCCATTATGGTTTGCCTCCCAAAAGCCCCAATGGATCATTTGTGGTTGCACCTGATATGCCACCAGACGCGCCGCCTGGCAATCCTTCAAGGGCTTTTCTTGATGCTTTAGGTACACGGCCATAAGTAGTTTCAAGATTAGTTGTAGAGCGTTTCAACATGTCTTCAATAACTTTGGTTTGTTCATTAAAACCTTTTTTAGTTGTAAACTTTCCAGACCATGAAGCAGGGTTTGTTATCTGCGATTCAATGATTGACATATCAGGGCCGGTCAATGCGCCAAGGGTGTACAAATCTTTTACACCCATTAAAAGTGCCGTGTACTTTGATGTCATGGCGGCTGTGTCTGCACCAGATGGTAAAAATTTAGCGCCTGTAAATAAATTTTTGTTGGTTTCCTCTTTAAAGTCTTTAAGTGATCCAGCCAAACCAGCCAATTGCATGTCTGTGTCATTAAACTTAGCAGGCGCTTCTTTTTTGCTACCTACAGGCATACCAGGCATTCTTGCACCAACCTCGGCAGGCACGGGCATAGCCGCAGGCGCAGCTGTTCTGTCAAGCACACTAGCCATGCCAGGAATGGCGGCAACGCGCTGACTAGGCAATGCAGCTGGCGGCTGACGCATCATGCTTGCACCTGGCGCAGCTGCGGGTGCAGCTTGAAAGCCAGTTGGGCCGTAAACCACAGGAGTGGCCATGCCAGTTCTGGTGTTGACCGCCAACATGCCATTTCCATCATCTTGGATTGACAATGTAGGATTGGCTTTTTCAAACGCAAATTTTGCTGCCGCCAAGTTGTCAGCAATTGTTGCTGTCTTAGCTATAGACCCGCCAGCGACTGGCATACCGTAGCCTGGCATCATTCGGTTTTCTTGAATGTTAACAATGCTGCCGCCAATGTCTTGACGAGTAGTTTTGGGCAACATAAAATCAAGTTTGTCTTTGGCATCCAAAAGACCCATAACTTTTTCAACGCGATACTGTTTGTATTGCTCTGGCGTCATGTTTTGAAGTTGCTGTGTTTCTGCTGCCGCAGTAGCAAAGTCAAAAAAACCTTTTGTAACACCTTCATTAAGTTTTTTAATGGCATCTTGTGGTGTTGGTGCATTACCTAAAGAATTCCAACCATGAGTTAACTTGTCTTTGGTTAACTTAAATTGTTTTTCTTCTGTTTCGCCTTTAACTTTGGCTAAATCTGCGGCTGCTTTTATTCGCTCATTTTCAGACTTTAAAATGCCTGGAATAATGCCGCCTTGACCACGTTGAGCCGCGTCTTCTACCAACGCATTTACATTTAAGCCGCCAGTTGCGGGGTTGAAATGTTTGGCATATAACTCATTTTGCGCTGTAGAAGCTAGGTCTGCACGTTGCGCAGCGCCAAGCTGAAATTGCGCTAATTGATTTTGATTTTGCGCGTTTTGAATAGCCGCCACTTGGCCGTATTGAGCCAAAGGATTTGCAATTTCAATTCCTCTAACGCCAAGAGAAATGTTTGGATCAAGTGCCATGATTTAATCCTTAAGGGCCAGGTGGGGGTGGGTTAACCATGTACGCTGGCGTATTAGAAAATCCACCAGTATTTACCAATTGCATATTTTGATTTCTTTGCAATGCGTTAAGCAAAGCATTGCCTTGAGTGTAGTTTAAGTAAGTACCCAAACCACCAGTCAAAGCGTTAGCCGCACCCACTTGGCCAGCCGCTTGAGCCGCTGCGCCGCTAGTCATTAAATTGCCTACGTTAGCTGCATTGGCCGCGCCAAATTGACCCGTTAAGTTAGTTGAAGTTTGACCAATGCCCGCCAAAGCTGCTTGACGGTTGTATAACTGGTTCTCACGCGCTACGTCTGTACCATAGCCCGTATATGCACGGTTGTAAGCGTTTTGGTATTCTTGCGATCCCATTTCTTGACCAAATCGAGTAGCGGCTTTTAAAGCACCGCCAGAAATCAAGCCACCACGGGCGGCGGCTTGACGATCAAGGGATTTCTGGCCTTCAGACAATCGGAATGCGTAGCCTGGGTCAGCTTGATAATCGCCTGCACCAAACTTAAACGCCGCAGGGACATTACCAGCCGTGCGTTGCATCTCAGCTAATGCGTTATAGCCAGCCTCACGATAAGGCGCTTGGTCTGCGCGAGTTTGTTCGTACTGTTGTTGCGAAACATCAGCCGCTTGACCAGCTGCGGCGGCTTGTGTTTTAGATGCGCTTCTTGACGCGCTTGCGCCAATTACAGCTGAACTTACTACTGCTGTTGCTACCCATGTCATGGCTTTTCCCCTTGTGCCGCCAATTCAAGCGGTGTGTTAGTTGAAGCAATTAACCCCATGTCATCATACGTTGGGGAAATTACTTCTTGCTCAATTTTATCTAAATCAGACTCATTTTCAAACTCTGTCAGATGGACTGTTGTCCAAATAGTATCTTCTTCAGCGTATACAGCGCGTTTTAAACCAACTTCAGAGATAAAAGTGCATGGCGCCACCAAATGCTTGTCGCCAAACTCAGTAAACACTTTGACTCGGCCTTTGGAAATAAAGTTCAAATGCGGATGCCGATGGATCTTGCCAATAACAAACGAACCCTTTGGCAGAAAAATTTCTCTAGCGTATGTGCTACACCCATACTTTTCGTCTTTAGGTGTGAAGTAGTGCTTTAAAGTGCAGTCTTCCAACGCAGATTGAGCGACACCGCTGTCAATCATTTGTTGCATTTCTTGTTGGGCTGCAAGCACAGTTTCACGAAAACGCACCTTGGCTGGTGCGTTTGGCACAACGTCAAAACCTTTGCCGTAGGTTATTCTCATCAGGTCACCTCACGCCCAGAAACGCGAATGTTGATTGCACTGGCTGTGCCTGCAATTGTACTGATAAAGTCGCCAACGCCAAGGACTTGGCCAACAAGTTCTGGGAACGTGTAGACCTCAGACGCCTGCAAGGTCTTGGTCTTGGTGATCAAGTTGGTGTTGCCAGCAGAGCCTGCGGTTGTGACCAAGTTTACGCTGATCGTGGCTGCCGTGGCAGTAATGTTAGTCGCTGTAAACTTGTCAATGATGGCAGTAACGCCAGTCGCTGTGTACTGGGTTGTTTGGGCGTTCTCGGCAAACTTTGCCGGTACGAGGACTTTGACGGTGACTGTCATGGTTTACTCCAATAAGAGGCAGTTATTAGCGGCGCGTTGCATAATGACCCAATTAGTGCCGTCAGACACCATTGTCACCCAATTTCCTACAACTGCCAAGAGGATTGCTGTGCCAGCAGTCGTGCTATCAATGGGCACAACATTGCTTGAAGCTGAGTCAACTAACTGAGCCTGTATATTCTTAATTGTAATCTGGCGACCAACGTATGAAGACGGCGCAGGCAAAGTTGCTACACAAGTCGATCCAGACTTATTGTTGATATACCATGAGCTAATGCCAACTGTAAAATCAGCAGTTACAGTTACTGGCGCAGTTGACAGCGCGTTAATGCTAGCGCTGATTGTAGCTATGTCAAAAATAGGCTGTGCTTGCAAGCCTTCAATTTGCTTTTGCAATTCAGCTATCTGAGACACCAAATCAGAATCTGACGGCAACGTCTGCAATTCCTGATTAACTGAAAGCAAAGCCGCATCGTAAGACGCAATCAAAGATTCAGAACTTGGGCCAACAAGATCGTCAACAACAGTTGTTGCAATGTTATTAAGTGACAAGAAAAACAAATACCAAGCGCGGTCAATCAAACCCGTGCGCGGGTCAACCATCGGCACTCGCGGCGGCGTGATTGGCGTTGGCGTGGCGTTAGGGCTAGGCATTCGTTGGACTCAGAATAAGTTCTGCGCCCATGATTGCAATTTTCACAGGATCAGTACCAGACACCTCATACACTCGGTCACGCAGTTTGACAGTCATGCCAAGACGGCGCCAGATTACACGTTTGTAATACTGACCGATCTTGCCCATGGATGTCCAATGCTCGTTTGACCATGTGTGGCCACCATCATCTGAAAAGCGGAGCATGACTTGAGGATCGTATCCTGGTGTGGCAAGGTAAGAGTTGGTGACAATTTCATAACCCGTAATATCAGTATCTGATAGATCAAACTGGCCTAAAGGTTCAAAACCATCCCCTGCCTCAGTGGTCAAAATGACGCCTGATTGAGTAGCTAAATACGTTTGCACATATTCAGCCACAAGATTTAACCCCGACTCAGTATCTATGTTTTCACTCTGATAACCAGGAGAAGCATTTAAACCAACGCCAGACTCGCAGTCAAGTTGCAACATGTGCTGAGTTGTGCGCTTGAGGGTGTTAGTGCCGGTAGGCAATGCACGCCATGAGCGCAGCCATTTCTGGATGCTGCCGTTGTCGGAATAGTCGTCTAGGTCAAACGCATAGACGTTGCCGTTCTGAAAATCGCCGATAACAATTTTATTGTTAAACGCCATCTGGCAGTTGCCACGGTGACGGGTAAAATCACCACTAACAAAGCCCGCACGCTCGTGCCAGGCTTGTGTTGCCGCGTCATAAACCCAAGTGGTATTGGCAGTAGGAAAAACCAAAACATAAAAGCTGTGGCCGTCTTGTTGATATGTGTAACCAATAGCGTCCGACAAATCAGCGTACTGCTGAATCTGCCACTCAACAGCGTGGGTAGAAATCCGAACGCCTGCATAACCATTGGCGCGGTAGACAATACCTTGGCCACGGCGGTCACGGCCAAGCCAGAACAGGCCATTGTCCATTTTGGCAATAGAGTAAGGGGCAGCGCACCCTAACTCGTTAAACGCGCCTTGGATGCGTTGCAAGGGGAAGTCTGTTGCGCCAGAGTCGTACCAGACCTCAATTGAGTTTGTGCCAAACGCCCACACTTCGCGGAAGTTAGACGTTACCGCTACCAAGCCGTCAGGTGAGCCTTCAGTGCTGACAAACTCTAACGGGTCAATGGATGTGCCGTCCAGTAGCTGTGTCACCCACATCAACTGGCTATTTGGCTGGTTGAACACAAAGTAACCGTCTAGATAGCACACGGTTGTAGCGCCTGGGAAGTCAGGATCAGTAATCTGGCCAAAAGCGTTTGTCGTGTTGTTGTAAATGTAACTGGGGCCATTGGCCGCAATGAACAACTGCGTGCCATTGTCAGCCAGACTGACGGGGCCAGTGCCCACCACCGCGCCAATTAGCGTAGCAACATACGATGTGGTGATCTTGTAAAGTTGAGTGCCTGACACAACAAAGGCCGTAGTGTCGTTAGACGAGAACGCCCACAGGCCACGGATTGGGCCAGTGCCAATGGTGTTAAGTAACTTCAGACCAGGAGCGCGGTTCAGGAACGCAGGCTCTTTACCGGCCTCGGGGACGATCTCGGGAAACAAGTTGACCATCCGCGCATCTGCCGCATTGACAGACCGCGCTACATAGGTAGAGCCAAGAATCGGCGTTTTCATTACGCAGCTACGCCGTCAATCACAGCAAAGTTAATTACAGGAGCATCAGTAGCTACGCCGCCAGTGGTCAAGAAAGTAATGTTAAAACTACCCGCTGTTATTGCAGTAACCGCCAAAACATACAGGTTAGTGCCAGATGCTTGATTTAAAATAATTACATCGTTTGCGCCAACTGTGCTATTGGTCACAGTAAAAGATGCAGCCGTAGCAGAACCAGCCGCAGAGAACATAGTGATAGCACCGCAGCGCTTGTTAAGCGTCACACCTGTAGCGCGGCTTGTTGCTTGGGTAACAGTACCGCCTGCACCTGTGGCATAGCCTACACCAGCCGTGCCAGTTGACACAATAGCGCCCGTGGCTGTTAGGCTTGTGCCTGTGGCTGCGCCAATATTGGGCGTAGTTAGCACCATGCCTGTACTGGTGCAAGCACTAATGTTGCCGCTTGCAACAGTACCAAGCGCAGGCGTAACCAATGTTGCATTGGTAAACAACAGTGCGTTGGTGACTTGTTTAGTTGTGCCTGATTGCACAATTGGCAAGACATCAGCAACATTAGCCGCAGTGGCGGCAGGAAGGGAGGTAATTGCAATCGTGGCCATGTTAGTAGTTTCCTGCGTAAATGTTGAATCGTTGGCGGTTAGCGACTAATGCGTATGGCAGTGCCATCACATCATCAGGGTTGTTGATGCGTTTTAGGTCACGCTTAGAAGTCATTGCAATGCGTTGCACTTGTGGGCTTGGCTCAACACCAAACTCGGGGGCAAACTCCATGGCCAAGTTGTATGTAAACGCCCGCAGATAGCCTGGTGGGTAGTACAGAACTGTGGACAAGGTAGCTGGGTTGTTCAGTTCTTCAACCGACACAAAGTGAAACTCCAAGTCCTGCGTAGGCCGTGGGTAAACGTACATCTCAATATCAGGAAACGTCATGTTGACCCACATCACTTGTGGGTAAGTGGACGTTACGGTCTTAACAGCAATACCGTTGTACTGCTGTTGATTGATAAACTTAATGCCATACGACACATTGTTGGGCGCTCTAAAGTAAGTAGAGTCGTCAAGCAAAACGGGGCGAAGGCCAATAAAGTCACCAGTTGGGCCAAGGGTGCGGCTAATAATGCTAGCAGGCCATGTGAAGATTTGATCTTGCGTAGAGAAAACAGACAGACGTTCTGTGTTCCAACTGTCAATCATCTGATTGAGCGCCATTAGCGCATCTTGTGACGTAGCCGCAGAGGGCGTTTCACCTTCAGCAAGCACACCGAGAAGCCGAAGGGCACGTTCAATTTGTTGGCCAGCGGTGTACGTTGTCATGCTTAAACCTCTTCAGTAGTCACTTTTCTACGGCGCTTAACTTCCAGCACGTTAACAGGAGCCGCTTCTGGTTCAGAAGGCGTGTCTGGATTATAGCGAGTCCAGCCATTTTTTTCATCCATTTCAGCCTCTAAATCCATGGTTGCTATTTTGGCGCCATGAACAGGGTGAGAAAGGTAAATGATCATAATTTAAGAATGGGGGTGATTAGCCCCCATTTGGTTAGGATGCTACTAATGGAACAGAATACCATTGAGTAGTAGAAGACGCTACCAACAATGAACTGGTAAGGTTTGTTATGCTATATGCACC